TGAAGAAGAAAAAGAACTTATTGTATTAAAAGAAACTGAAAGAAGAAAAACAGAAGTTATTAAAGGTACTTTAGTTGGTGCTTCATTTAATCCAGACCAAGATAAAGATGAAGATGGTATTAATGATTTTATTGAATTAGCAAGAGAAGGTCTTGATGCTGATATAAAACAAAGTAAATCTCAATTAGAAAGAGAAAAATTTGAACACCAAAAGGAAGTTGATAAGGAAAAACTTAAACAAAGTGGAGAGAAAATAAAGAATGAGAAAGCTAAAATGAAAGCTGCTCAAGCTAAAAACTCACCTAAATCATAAAAATGCTATTACACATTAATTTCAAAATTTTAATTTTTAAACTTGAATTTTATTAATAATTAATCTTAAATTTGTAACCAAATGAGCAAAGAAGCAAATAATACTATGAAAGATTTAACAAGTCTTGAAGATTTTAAAGGTTGGGAGAACCTTTCAGATGAGGGAGATTTCTTTAGTGAAATAGAAGATACTAAAGAAACAGGTACAGATGTAGAAGATGTACTGAAAGATGTTGCTAAGGATGAAGATGATGACATTACTGATGACAAAGATTCTAAAAAAGGAGATGATACTCCTGAAGATGATGATTTATTTAGTAGTGAAGAAATTGAAGAATCCAGAGCAAATGAAAATATTGATGAGGATGATGAAGAGGAAGAAGATGGTGATGAACCTGATACCTCTACAAGTCCTAATGTTGCAACAGTTAATCTTTTAAAAGAAAAAGGTCTTATTGATTTTGAACTTGAAGAAGATGAAGAACTAACTGAAGAAAAAGCAGAAGAACTTATTGAAGATAAGTTTGATGAAGCTATTGAAAAAAGAGTAGAAGAGTTATTTGAAAATGTACCAGACATTGTAAAACAAATTAATAAGTATGCAATAAATGGTGGAGACTTAAATCAATTCTTTGGTGCTTTAGCAAAAAACAATACTTCTCAAATTAGTGATAATCTTGATTTAGCTGAAGAATCTAATCAAGAATTAGTAGTAAGAGAAATGTTAAAAGCTGAAGATAATGATGATGAGTATATTGATACTCAACTTGAATTTCTTAAAGAATCTGGAAAACTTAAAATGTTTGCAGAAAAGAAATTTAACAAGTGGAAAACTAATAAAGCAAAAGAACAAGAACAACTTGTTAAACAGCAAGAAGAAAACAGTAGAAAACAAAAAGAAGCATTAAGAAAAGCAAAACAAGAAGTTTCTTCCTTTTTATCAGATAATGAAGGTATAGGTGGATTACAATTTACTAAAGATGATAAAAAATCATTACCTTCTTATATGAATGATAAGAGTGTTAAATTACAGAATGGTGCTACTATAAGTCAATTACAGAAAGAATTATTCTATGATTTACCTCAAAATAAAGAAGCATTTATGCAACTTGCAGTTTTAATGAAAAATAGAAATGAAGATGGAACTTTCAATTTTGAGAGTATCATAAAAAATACAGAAACAAATGTAGTAAAGAAAGTAAAAGAGAATGTAAGACGAAGTAAACAGAATATTCCTACAAAGTCAAAAAACAAAAAACAGTATTCAAAAAGAAGTTTAGCTGATTTCTTTAACTAAAAATTAAATTATTAAATTATGGCACAGACAATTAACAAATTACAAGTTAGACAAGCCAGGTTTGATTCAAAGAGAATGACAGACTTGAATCATTGGAGTAAAAACTTGGCATTGAAACCAACTGTTTTTGAAGCACCACATAGAGCATTGTTTGCTTCAAAAACTAACAGTCTTAATTTATCTACTGGAAATATCCTTGAAGGTATTTTTGGATTAGGTAAAACTAAGTACATTGATGACCTTAACTGGTCATGGAAAATGAGAGTAAAAGGTTATAAACCTATTACTATTTTAGAAAACAGAACTCCTGGTGATACACCTGGTAAGTACAGACAAAAAATCAAAGTATTGGTTGATGTTGACTTAGCAGCTATTGGTGAAACTTGGTCTCCAGGTTCATCTGACAAATCACAGGTAGTTACTGTTGTGGATAAAGTGAAAGAAGGTAGAGGTTATCTTTACACTTTACAGACCTATACTGAAGGTTCTGAACACTTTATCAGAAAAGAATATCTTGAGCCAGGTACAAAATGGACAAGATTCTACACTATGAGAGGTGAAGCTGCTGAAAGTGGTGGACACATTGAAGGATTCACAAATGTTGAGTATAAAAACTCACTTGTGAAATTGAGAAAACAATACAAAGTTACTGACTTTGCTGCTCAAGCTGTACTTGACATTGCATTCATGGATGATGAAGGTAAAGTACATAGAAGCTGGATGGATATGCAGGAAGCTGAATATCACATGGCTATGAATAAAGAGTTAGCAATCAACGCTATGTATTCAAGATTAGGTGATAATCCTTTGATTGACCCTGATAGTGGTTATCCAATTAATCCTGGAGCTGGTCTTCAACAACAAATTGGATTTGGTGGTAATGTTGAAAGATATACTACTTTAACTGCTGAATTGATTGAAGCATTCTTTGACAGAATTGTTTATTCAAGAATCAGTCCTGGTGATTTAGGAGAAGTTATTGGTTTCTCTGGACACTATGGTATGAAAGAATTTGCTAAAGCATTAGATACTTGGTCTGGTGGTAAAGCAATTATAAGAGAAAGTTCTACTTTTATCAGTAAAGACCCAAGTGGTGTTCATAACAACTCTTTAAGAGCAGGTTATCAGTACACTACTTATGATTTACCTAATGGTGGTAGCTTTAAACTTATCCACAACCCATTGAATGATGATAAGTCAATTCATAGAGATATTGACCCATTAACAGGTTATCCTTTGGAATCTCAAAGAATTACTATCTTAGATGTAACTGGTGGTAATGGACAATCTATCAACAAGAAAGATAACATCAAACTTGTTAGAAAGAATAAAGTTTATGGAACTACTATTGTTGAGGGTAGATATGGTCCTGGTGGTATGATTTCTAAAAATCCAAAACACTCTGGAGATTTCTATAGAGTAGATATTTCTGATAGTATTGGAGTAGAAATTACAGACCCAACTGTAACAGGAGAATTAGTAAAAACAGTAAATTAATAACAGATAAAAATAAGTATTCATTATGGTAAGTAAAGATTTGAAAATAGAAATTAGACCAATTCCAGATAGAAATGGTATTAAGCAATTTTCCGACAACCTTGAATACTTCTCTCAAGCTCATATAATTGCTCCTTTTGTTAATCCTGTCTCATTAAAATATGAGACAGGACTTAACAAGGAAGATTTAGAATACTTGAAAGAGAAGAATTGTCCTTATGAGTTGGAAAGTAATTACCAAAAGGGTGTAGCACATCCATTCTGGGAAAGTCAAGTAGTAAAGGTAGAACTAAAGAATAGTCCAGTCTTTCTATTCCCTGGTAAGAGTATTATAGATTTCATTAAATGGAAATATCTGTTAGTAAATAACTATATTTATAATTCCGAAGAAGAAATGAGGTCTGGTACTAAACCACAAGCAACACATTATATCTATAATGAGAGTGAAGAAACTTCAATAAGAGCTACAGAACTTGAAAAGAAAAATAGCTTAATTAGAAAAGTTGGTGAACTTTCATTAAAGAGAAAAAGAGATATTGTTCTTATTATTGAAAATGAGAATACTGAAAACAAGAATGAGAACTATCTTACTGTAAAATTTGACCAAATTATGAATGATAAAGATAAAGCATTACAACTTGAACAATTACTTAATGGTGATGTTGAAGATGTAGCTCTATCAGCAGAAATAAAGTCAGCTATACAGAAGAATGTGTTGAGAAAAACTAAAAAAGGAATATTCTACTTTGAAACCAATTTAGGTTTCGCTGAAGAAGATGTAAAAGAGTTTTTAAGTAAACCAGATAATCAAGAAATATATCTTAACATTAAATCAAAAATTAATTAATTATGAAAAGTACACTATCAGACAATAAGCAGCTTTTCAATGTAAAAGCTATTGCAGCAGCAGGATTAGCACCTGATGCTATCCCTGAAGGGCAATTTGCCATTGTTGATGAATCTACAAATTTGACTGTTGCACCAGTAGATTTTGATTCACTTCCAGAAAAATTTAGGTTTGTCTCTAAATTAAATGGCAAAGTATATTACAGTTTTGATACTATTGACAAGTCATGTTGCAAAATTGACAATTCAATAGCAAAAGAGTATCAAGCTGAACAAGTAAATATGTGGGAAACTACTATTGAGCATTGTGATTGTATCAATGGATTTCAATTAGTAGTGAACATTGATGAACAATCATTGATTCAAAGAGATGGATTAACTTGGACACACAGAGACTTTGTAGTTGATGTTGCTCCAGAAGAATTACTATGTCATTGTGATTGTAGTGGTAAACATCCTACTTATGAGAACAATGTTATCACTAAAGTATTAGCAGAGAAAGTTAATGCACTTAATTCTCCTTTCTATGAAGCAGAAGTAAGAAATGCAGATGATGATACTGTAGTTGCTGATGTAGATGCATTTATTGCAGCTAATGAAGCAGTTAATACAGATGATGATGAAACTAATGATGGACCTAAACTTAAATTAGTAATTAAAGGTAAAGTTCAACCAGCAGGTTCTTACAAAGACCTTGAAGCTAATTATGTTTATCCAAGAGGTGTGAGATTGAACCCTGTTATTCAATTAAATGGTGATAAGTCTATTCAATTCACTCAAATTCAAGCATTACAATATGAAATTGGTGCAGGTTATGATTTGAGAGCAGAAGAATTTGAATGTATGTCATTATACACTAATTTGAATTTCTATCCTCAATTAAGTGATGGTTTAGCAAGTGGTGATTTAGTTTATCAATTTGAAAATAATACTAATTATAATACAGTTAGTTTTGAGTTTGATTCAAAGAAAAGTGGTTTAGAAGATGTATATGAAGGCAGATACAAAAAATTTGCTGTATTACTTGCAACTGAAGACCCTGCAATCTTTGCTACTCTTAGTGCTGTATTTGTACCCTAATCAAACTTGATAAGATATGACCATTAAAGAAATGCATTATGACTTCAAAAAGAAGTTGAATAAAATAGATAGTCAACAGTATAAGAATTTACTTATACCAGAAATTGACTGGACATTGAATGAAGCACAGGAGTTATTTGTAAAGATGGTTGCAAAACCAAGAATGAGGTCATATTTAGGGTTTGAACTAAATCAAAGAACAATAGATGACATTAGGACATTGGTTATCAATAATCATTGTCTTAATGTCTCTAATAACACAGTTACTCTTCCACCAGAATATTGGCACTTTATTAGAGCAGAAGTTGAAATGTCAAAAGGAAGTTGCCAAGGAATAAAAGGAAGATTTCATGTTAGACAACATGATGATGAATTTGAAAATAGTCCTTTTGATAAATCTTCATTTGAATGGAGAACTGTCAATGGAGTATTCTTTGATGGTGGAATTAAATTGTATGATGATGGTACATTCTCTAATGATAAACTTTGTATAAGTTATATCAAAAGACCAAGATACATACACAATGCTGAAGACTTCAGAAATGGGTCTTATAATTTACCTTCAGGTAATAACTTAACAGGTGCAGTAAATTGTGAACTTCCTGAACATACTCATGGAGAAATTGTAGATATTGCTGTTCTTATAGCAACTGGTGAAATACAAGCACCAGACTACCAAATCAAGTTACAAAAACTTGGTTTTAACAATCTGAAATAAAATTAAAAGTGGGATTATTTCAATTTCACTTTTATTTATTATCTTTGTAAATAACTTTTAAATCTTGTGAAATAAAATGATTAATATTAATATACTACGATTTAATGAGGATTTTGATAACATTGATGTTAGTGTTAGTACAATTCCTGGAAACAAGATAGTAAAAGTATTATTTTGGACTGCTGATACATTTAAGAATTATACAGAAGCAATTGATTTAAGTTATTTATTATCAGGTATTGATGAAACAGAAGATTTTTCAATACCATTATCTGCTGTAAATGTGGATGAATTTAATGATTTATTTTTTCTTGAATTTTATTCTGATGATTCAGAAAGTAATTATTATAGTGATTGCCACATTATTAACCAAATTACTGGTGTTGTAGGTAATCTTACAAAATACCATGATTGTCTAATAGATAAAGTTCTATCTATTGATATTGATAATTGTAGTATAGCAAATGATGTAAAATGTTCAGAAGTTGTAGATAAATGTGATAATAATATTTACTATCTAAATGCTCTCTTAAATAATGTTTACAGAGCATTAAAATGTGGCTATTTTGATGAAGCAGTAAAACTGTTAAACAAAATAAAAGAAATGACTGATGATTGTTGCAACTGTTGTGATTGTGAAAATGAACATAATTGTGCAAATATTTATATGGAAAATAATGAAGTAAAACCATGTGTTTAGAAAACCATTGCTTAATAATAAAAACCTTTGCTAAAGAGGTTGACCAATCTTTTTATCTTGGAGAAGGTAATTTAGAACCTTTGATATTACTTGATTTATTATTTTCCCAAAGAGATTATATGGTTAAATATTTAGAATGTAATCCTAATTATCAGGAAAAGATTGAAGCCATTGACAAACTTATTTTTAAACTTGAAACTAACTGTCCATCTGTTTGTAATTCTAAAAAAGTA